TATATTGTCTTGATTCATAATAGCCACAATCTCCTTGAGTAGCAAACTCATCACCCTGATCTAAAGGATATGGCCCTGGTGTTTGCTCTGTTCTTATAGCCGTATTATATAATTCCCATCTTTCAATAACACCAGGAGTAGCAGGATTTTCTTCATAGTGTTGTTGATTAGGATCATTAGGACTTATAGGAATATTATAAGAATCCCATTCTTCTCCTACAGGAGGAGTGAGTCTGTGGGTTTCTCCCATAACATAGCCAGGAGCAAGAGGGTTATTTTCATCTATTCCTGTAGGAATTGGGCTTGGAGCTATAAAAGGAAGACCACTATAAAAATCTTTACGCCTTCCTGGAATATGAAAAGCAGGGGTTCTAGTACCATCTTTAAATACCCATACTACAGCTAAAGCATATACTTCATCTCTCATAAAGGTTCTAAAGTCATAATAGTATTCTCCCGATTGAACAGAATCTAAAGTAGCATCTTCAGTGGAACAGGCTGCAGTAATATATTCTACCTTAGCTCCACACGCATATTGTTGAAATTTTGCATAGTTTATATCTTTCTCTGCTCCTTTAAGATTTCCTATTATAAGTCTATTTTGAAGTTGCTTAATAGTTTTAGCAGTATTATATATTACTCTATCTACTATCAAATCATCTATAGTAGTAATGGTAGCTGAATCAGTATCTAGAGTAGCAAAGGTGAAAAAGCCTGTAGGATCTGTTATAGGTACTTTTCTTACTATATAAGCTACTCCGTTTATATTACCTGTGCCTACTGTACTAGGAATAACTGCAACTTCTACAAAAGAGAAAGATTGGTCTAAATTGGTAAAAGAGAAGTTTATAGCTTTAGTTGTTTTAGTTCCTGTATATTCTCCTTTTATATCAAATTCTATATTTCCCAAAGTATCTTTTACTACGGGAATAGGTTGAGTTATAGGAAACCAATTAGTGGGATTTCCTGATTGATCTAGATATCTAAAAGCAAATTGATAAACACCTGCATCTAGGTCTCCTCCCTCATTCATACTATCAAACTCTATCTGAGGTACAGTATAATCGGGGAAGAACTTAAACTTCTCACAGTCCCAGATAGATTCATCTTCAGGATCATAAGTACCTGGTGTAATAAGATAATCAGATAAAGAATCTAGATTTATAGATCGTATATCATTATAATCGTCAGTAAAGTAAAGAACTGTCTCACATCCATTTCGTATCCTATATTCTGCATCTATCTGATGTATTGTTCTGAAATTAAAACAATCTGAAGTCATATAGAGATGTATATTACAATCTCTATCTAGCTTTATTATTCTTCCGTAATTTTGATATACAGGATTTGTATTACAAAGAAAGACTATTGCAGAATCATTATCTAAATATATATGTCCTATAGGAATCCATACATTTTCTATAAGGTCTCCACATTTATAATTTCCTTCTTCATTAGTTAGAAATCCCTGATTTCCTTCTTTGGATTCTGCTACGGCATTAAGAGCAAATCTATAGGAAGCATCTGGTTGAGATTGGGGACTAAAATCCTTGTTTAATCCTTTTGCAACAGGATTAACTGAATGTGATTGTTGTTTATTTCCTCCTTTTTCTTCTGCCATTATCTATACCTTGCCGATGGATAATTTCTATGTATTCTTGTTCCAAAATTAAGATTTTCTGGAGTACTTAAGTTTCCAAAGAATCCAAAATAACTTTTAGTAGTAGGAATTAAGCGATCTCTCTGATCTAGTATATTTTGGAGCTTATCTATCGTATCAGGCATATTGGCCTTTCCTCTGGCTTGACCACAATACCAATGCCAATCTTCTTCTATTTTAGTAAATATTTGTGCTGGTATTCCTCCTTGTATAAACTCAGAATATTTCAATTTATACGTAATATATCTCTTAATTGCTTCTATATAACTTATTTCATCAGGAATTAAAGGAAAGCCTCTATCATCAGTAGCTTGTGCTATATATGCCAAACATACATATCCTTCTTTAAAACTTGTTCTTATGTAGGGCCAATCAATAGAATACTCTTCTGAGCAGTTAGAACTTAGATTAACACATGTACTACAATGGGCAGTGGCTGATAATGCAAAATTAGAGGTGGCTAACCTAAGAGGTCTGAAATTAGCTGTATAATAATGCTGACTTGTTACAAAGTTATTTGGAACATAGTATTGTAAGAATAACTCTGCATTAGCTATTAGTTGAGCGGAAGTCTGACAAAGATCAGGACAACCTGCCCCACTACAATCAGGACAAGTAGCGGGACACGTTTCAGGTGGGTCACAGGTTTTAAGCATTGACATTTGTGTAGGTGCTCCTTGAGTATACTTATAAGCTATTTGCACTATCTTATGTAATCCACAAGGAATTAACATTCTATGATCTTGTACTAATATATATTCTACCTTTTCTTCTAGTTGACTATATGCTCCTATAAATTCCAGAGCTTCCCCAATCCACTCTATTAAGTCATTCTCTGTAAGATCATTAACAGGTTGCAGATCTCTATACAAACCTGATATAACTCTTTCTACACTTACTAATTTAACTTGGCTCATTATTCAAAAAATTCAACTTTATTCTCTTTTAATAATTTTGCTAACATTCTTTTGTTTCCTCTGATAGGCAAAAAGGAATATGCATTTTTATTAGTAAATAATGCACTTTTCTTATGCCAAAACCATTTATAGTAATTCTCATCAGTATGAAAATTTAAATGATATACTCTACAATTGTTCTCCTTTGAGGCTTTCCAATCTATTTTCTTTACATTATTAGATTTAAGCTTCTTTATTCTTATAACTCCCAATCTACCAGGCATTTTAAATTCCCGTGCATTTTCTATTATATATCCTGATATCTTCTTATTAAAGCTCACACATATACTCTTATATGTTTTATAAGGTAATTCCTTTCCATACTGCTTTATATAGTATTTATAAGAATCTCGTATGGTTTTACTTCCTTTCATCATCTCTGTGTTGGTACTTGTGAACGGGCACCTCCTCCGCCCCCTCCTTCTTGAGCATCATTTTCTTTATCTTCAGGAACAGACTTCATTATTGTTACAAGTTCTGCAACTGTCATTTCTACTATAGGATCTATCATATGAATAGAAACGGGAAATACTTGCTCTAAAGGATTCAAACACGCATATTGATTACAAGTGTCCACATCAAATACTTGTAAAGGATCTTCAAAGACAGCAGTTACTGATACGTATTTAGTCAGATCTTCTATAGTTACATATAGAAACCTTTCTAAAATAAACCAATCAGGTTGTTTAGATGTATACTTATTTCCTGACTTATATTTATTTCTAACAAAACCACTACCAGAATACAACTTACTTCCATCAGAGTTTCCTACATATGCTATTTCAGGACCAAAAGCAGGAGCTATAGTTTTAGGAATTTCCTGTACTGATTGTAAAAGACTACAACCTGCTGGGATATCAACACACTCACAAATTTTATTTGAAGCAGGTTTCATTTCCACACAATCAATACTTTGGTATATCCAATCAGAAGCTCCTCGCTTCTTATCAAAATCTCTTCTTAGCATAGTAGCTCTAGAAGTAACTAACTTGTTATATATATGTCTAGCCGATAAACGAGAATTATCACTACTTGCACCTTTTTCATATAAAGCACTTATTCTTGAAATCACATCTTTTATCAGCATCATAATATAACAGTATTAGTCTTCATCTTCATAGGTTTTGCTTTCATCTATTCTAGTAGTAAAACTCTTTCTTACATACTCAGCCATTATATCATCCTCTAATCCTTCATCACATGGAGAACAAGGTTCTTCATCATTATTAATTTGAGTTCTTTTAGGGCCTTGTTTTTCAAGACCTACCTGTCCTACTACTGTAGGCCCAAATTGCTGATAAGTCCTTTCTCTATGACACCAAGGACATTTATCTGAAGGTTCCCAGTCATGTATACATCTAGGCATAGCTTTATATTTAAGTTAAAAATACTTTCTAAGCGAAAGAAACTGTCTTATAATAGATCTTAATTTTAGCAGTAGCTGTTGCTCCTGCTGGTAGCAAAGCGATAATCGCAGCTGTAGAATCTAATATAATTCCTGTATTTTCTATATATACATCTAGTGCAGCAGAAGAGCGTTTAGCAAATCCTATTTCTTGAGTTATAATTCCACTCGCTGCTGAAAGATCAAGAGTGCCTGTAATTGCTGCACCTCCTCCAACTTGATGTAAAGTTAAACTAGGGTTTACTGCCCCACCATTAGTAATATCTACTGGAACACCAGGGCTAGTAGTAGTTAATTCCACTACCATGCTATCGACTATGTTTACTTGTCCTGGACCAGGAGCTGCAATTACTTCTATTCCTGTACCAGGAGTAATTGTTTGCCAATTTCCTGTAGCTGCATCATTTGCAGATAAAGTAAATTCTACTACCTTTCCAGTATCTACACAGCAGTGTACATAATGTTTTAAAGCTTTAATCTGATCTAAGATCCTCTTTTCTACGCCCGCTCCCGCTCCTTTGACGTAATTTACTGTTTGATGTGTTAAACTTCCCATTTTATTTCAATTTTAGTTAATAATTATAAAGTTACTTCTTTTTCATTTATCATGCTGTGTCATATATATGGTAATATGTAGTTACTCTTAAACTAGCATCAGCCATAAGTGCTCCTGGATCTACTAAAGTTAGTGGATCACTTCCTTGAGCAATTACTAGACTAACTCCTGCTACAAGTTGAGTCATAGGATGTCCTACTGGTATAACATCTACAATAGATTTAGCAACAACTTTATCTACTGAAAATCTTAAAATAGGACCAAAATCTATTATTTGAACTTGATTTAATAATGGTACTTTATTACTAAATATAATAGGAGTACCATTTGCTCCAGGATTTGTTGCTACTCCACCATTTAAAAACATTTCTAATAGTACTGTAGTAGGAGCAATTACTTGTGTTACTTCTGGTGCAGGTACTAATTCTACAGGAGTTGCAAAATTAATTAATTGAGCATTAGTTACCTCCACAGTAGTAGAATAGAGTTTATTACAACATATCTCTTTTTCTAGTTTATTCAACTTATTCATAAGAGCTGCTGCGGGAGTCCATGACTCCGATCTTGCTACATTTGTTTTTGATCTATTGGTAAATCCCATAATTTTTTATTTTATATTTTAAATATAATCATCTACTACTCTATAATAAAGGGTAATAAACCATTCCGCTACAACTCCTGCCATATTAGGATTTGATGCTGCTGTTATAAATAAAGCTTTGCCTTTTTGTAATTGTTGACTTCCTGCTGTTCCTGCACTTACAGGAATTCCCATTGTTCCTGTAGCAGGTATAGTTTGAGTAATAACTCCTGGAAAAGAAAAAATAGGATCAACAGTTCCTGCTTGATAAGCGACTGTACCCACATCATCTATAATTAATTCTAAATCTGGATCTGCACTAATACCACCAGCTCCTAGAGTTTTAACATAAGAACATTGAGCCATTACAGGTATTATAGTTTTACCTGGAATAGCAGCTACTATCTCTATAGCAGTTGTAAAAATAGTTGACATATCATTAAAATCCATGTATTTAGTTGTCCTTAAAATCTCTGCAGAAGGTAAAGGAGTATATAGAGGAGAAAAACTTAAATTACCTGCCGCATCAGAAACTAAAGCTTCTCCAGGAGTAAATGCATCGGCATCGGGTAAAGACCAAGTTACAGATCCAGCAAGCATAGCTCCTGGTGATTTTAAAGCAGCAAAGTCAGAATTTATATCTCCACTTGAAAGTTTAAGTAGATTTTCATTTAGTAAATTAAGATCTCCTGTATGCTCTAAATACATTTCTACTACAGGATCTGCATTTAAAGCTATTGTATCTGATACTAAAAATGCTAAACCTCCACTTGTAGCACCTGTAGTAAAGCTTTCTACATAACCTGCAATACCTGAAAATTTAGACATATGATTAAGATCAGATTGTGCTGCCCATGTTATATTTAAAAAAGGTGTTTCATCGGGTAAATCTCCTTGGGCATGATGGTGTAATAATATTCCAGCCATTAATCCATTTGAATGATGATCACTATTATTAGCAATATATAAACCATATACATATCCCCAAGGTGCAGTAGAAGTTTCTGTTTTATCTACATGAATTAGTGTTTTAGCGAATTGCTTGGCTATATTTACATTTCCAATATGTAAAAAATTCTTATCATAATCCCATAGAAGTTCAGGACAGTTAGTTGCTAATTGTTGAGCCGAATTAGCAAAAACCACTCCTCCTGCACATAAATTATCAGAAGGGTTACACATTCCTACAAAACATTCTAAAGCTTTTATCTGAGCTTTCAAATGTCTAACTTCATCAATAACAGGTCCCTTTCTAAAAGGATTAGAATATTGCTGTTGCTTTTTATTAAAATTAATTCCCATTCACTTATCGTTAGATATTTCTTTTATATTAAATGCAGCTAAATACCCTGCAGCAACTCCTAGTGCTACAAGTCCTAGTCCTACATATAGAACTTTATCATTGCCAGATTCTATTCCTTTATCTATAATTCCAAGCCCCATAGTAATTAATGATCCTCCACCAAGTACACTAAATACTCTTTTAGAAGATACTTTACCATTCTGCTCTTTAAATATAGTAGCTGTAGCTTTTGCTATATCTGGTATCGCTTTTACAAATAAATCTTTTAAAAACATAATAGTTATTTTAGTTAATAATTATTTTCTATTTTTTCCTTTTGGACCTTTCTTTCCTTTATACAAATCTCCTCCTGGTTTTAGCCTTTTAGCTAATGCTTTTCTAGCAGGAGTACATGTTTTCTTTGTCATTGGTGTGCAATATCCTTTGTGTGCAGGATTTATACCCATATATCTTTTAGCCATAATCTTCTTGTTTTTGACGCTTATTTAATACTTCAAAAAGTTCAGCACATCGTTCAAAGTTTTCTACTTCTTCGTAATACGAAATTACGTTTTTTAATGCACTTATGCTCTTTGCATTTTTTAATAACCAATATCCACCTCCCTCATCCATTTCTTCATAACTATATTCATTCAATATTAGCTTATACGTATTATCCATAGAAATGGCCAATATCTCTTGGTCTGTTAATTCCTCCTTTTCTATCATCCTATTAGTTTCCACTAGGCCAAAATAATTTAGCTAATACTGCCAATATAATTCCATACACTCCCCAGAGTGCTTTACTTGCTGACTTTCTGAACTCTGTATTTTTATTTACTTTCATAGCAAGTCCTTTCTCTGGATCTATTAACACAGCTTTTATATCTGCCAGATGATTCTCACATTTCTGCATATCGTTCTTCATCCATTCGATATCATTTTTAATTGTTGCTATTTCTGCTCTGTCTTCTTTATCCATTTTTAACTTAATTTTATCCAATCTCCTGGATTTGCTCCTGGTCTGTTTGCCCATCCTATAGGTGTAGGAATGGCTACCTTCCATACAGACTCATCAAAAATTACTCTATCATCTAATAAATATGTTCCCGTCTCAGTCCAATATACATATTGATTTCCTGTTTGTGGAAAAGTATCCTCATTTACAAACCAATAAGAATATGTTTCATCGTTCCAACAATCATTACAATCAGGACTTCCACAAGAATACCAATCATTAACAGGTGCTAAAGATGGAGCGAGAGTTGCTCCTGGATTTCCAGGTCCTCTAATCCATGCATTTGAATCTCCAGCATCTGTAGTAATTTCCTCAAGCACATATATAAGCCCACTCCAAGTAGGAGCTGTACAAGTTCCTAGTTCCCCTAACTTACAACAGTCTTTAAAATATGATATAAGTTTTAAATATGTATCACATAATTCTTCAACTCTTTCTTCTGTCAAAGTTTCTTCTATAAATAAACAGAAATTATCTGTAAAAGAATTTTCTAATGTAGAAGTATATTTAGGAGCAGGTATAGCCATTGTCTCATCCCATTCAAAGCCTCCATATCCAGGATTCATAGCATATAACCAAAAAGCAGCTCCCATAACATTTAATTGTTCTTGTTTTGTATCAAAACATGTATTTCCTACATTTCCTGCTTGTACAAAAGATAATCCCACCTCCAAAAAAGTACAAGGTTCTGAAAAGACATTAGAAAGTTTTGTACTTATTAAACCTTCTTCAATTTCATTAATACAGTCACAACATTCACAAAGAGCCATATCTTAACAATTTAAACATAATTCTTTTTTAAGAATCGCTAATAATCCTTTTAATTTTGAAAAACTATTATCCCAAGCTACATCCAGATCACATGAATCAGCTATTTTCATAGCTCTATATAATGTATATGCTTCCCAAAACTTGTCTTTTAAATCCTGACAATCTTCAGGAGGACATTCCTGAGAAAGTAAAGTATCTGGTAATTCCTTACTTAGTATCGCTTCACTTTCACATAAAGATACCTTACAGAAATTAAATAATTGATTTGATATAGGAACTCCTAAATCATTAGTATAATCCATTATCATTGCAAAACAATATCTTCCTTCAGGAACAGTAGTAAGATCATTTAGTATTACTTGTATTCCTCTATAACTTCCAAAAACACCTCTATCATTAATAGTTAAAGTAGGATCTGCACCTAAACTGGTATAAGATTCTCCTGTAGTATCATTATTTAATTCTATAGAGTCTATATTAACAGGATCTGCATATATAGTGGTATTTAAAAATATCTCAAATCCTATATCTGTTCCTCCTGATGGATCACAACAACTTGTTTGTACTCTTATAGAACTCATGAGCATTTACAATTTTCACAATTACCAGAAATAGCATAATTTCTAATTAATCTATTTATACCATCTCTTAAAACAAGTATTTCTGAACTAACATATAAACAACCCGTTTTAGTTGGATCATAATAATAAAGTACTACTAAGAGTGCTTCAAGATTTCTAAAGAGTTGGTATAGCTCTTTATCTACATCACATTTATCCGCACAATCTCTTAGAATCTTTTCTGCGAGATTCTTAAGTATACATTCATAATACTCTACACTGTCTGCTACCATTGGGTGTTTTTAGTAAAAAGGGTCCGTTTATTGAAAATTCAATATTAACGAACCCTTTAAGTTACAAAATATAATGAAAGAGGTCTGAGACCTCCCTCATTAAATATTAACATCCCAACTCTTAAAAAGCAGCCGTAATAGAAGCGGCATTCAATGCTCCTACTGCAAAAATTACTTTTTCTGGAGAAGCTACCTGACCAATTGTATTGGCTGAATCATGAACATCGTTATATTGAACATTAACAATATCATAACCAACTCCTGCAACTGCAAGCTTACTAGCAACCGTTCTTGGAAAAGGAATTCTATAAATACCGAATTTTCTAGAATATCCATCTGCATATCCTTCTAAATTCATTACTTGTTCTCCTAATCCTTCTTCAAAAATAATAGTTGAAGACGCTCCAGTGCCATCATCTGTAATTGTACCATTACATTCAAAGCCACAAGTTAATCCAATATAGAAATCGTTATTAGCGAAGTCTTTAACCATTGGATTAGGACCACAACCATCGAAGAATTCTCCTAACTCCCCAGTAAATGTAACTCGTACATCAGTACAAAGGATACCAGTTGCAAAATCAGCTTCTACAATAGGAATCCAAACGCCTGGAGCTGCAGTATCAGTTTCTGCTACTGCTGTTACAAGATTGTCTGGATCATCATTTACAGCCTTGGCAATACCGTAAGCTAACTCAGCACAATCTCCATCAGGACAAGCACAATCATCGCCGCAGCATGATGTGGTATATGTGTAAGTTTTAACCAGGTCTTGATAACCGTAAGTTTGTTTGATCACTTCTGACTCATAACGAATCTTAATACAATACTCAGTGTCACACTCAGCTGTAAATCCATCTAGAACAGCAACTTTAGCAGACGCACAAACAAAAGTAGCGTTATCTACTGTAGTAACATTATTAGCATCAATGATCTTTGTTCTCCTAAGTGTATGCTGAATTCCTCCAGGAATAGCTGCATTAGTAGTTGTAGTAGTATCTGCTGTTTTAACTGCAGCATAAAAATTTATACCTACTAAAGCATTTGGAACTCCTGTGATAGTTATAATATCATTAGCTGTTCCTGGACCCGCAGAATCATCTGCTCTAAAAAATGCTATAGATCCTACTGGAGCTAGTACTAAATTAGGTGCAGCTCCTGATACAAAGTTATCAAGATCTGTCATAATACCACCACTGGCGATTAACGCCGTTGCTAACGGTGCAATCCTGTTTCCCGCTGCAGGAGCGATACATGCTAATGCTGGTGCACCTGCCGTTCCTATTGTTGGGATTACTGAAAATACTCTTTTCTCTGCCATAATTGAAAATTTTTAATTTTATTCGTGAATAGATGTTTTTAATGCTCTTACTTGATAACCTGGGTGATCAATATTCCCTGCCGCAATTTGTACTGCTATATCTACCACTTCTTCATGAGTGGCTAATGGAAGTTGACAATTAACATCCACATTTATAACAGTTCCATCGGGCATATCATATGCTCCTCCTGGGACACCACCAGGAAAAGCTACCCTGGTAGGCATTCTTAAATAGTCAAAATTCATAGTAGTTATAACAAACGTACCATCTGTATAAGCATAAACTTCATTCAGATCATATGGAGGTATACCACCACTTAATTGAGTTCCAAAGACCATAGGTACTTCACCCCAAGAATAACTCGGAGAGTAAAAAGGGTCAGATAAAACACTACTTAAGTCATCGTGTTGAACTTGTATTGCCGTTAATCGTTTACTAGGACACTCTGGTTCTTCTATGCTAGTTTGGGCATTTACTGTTGCCCTTATTAAAAAAGCATAATCCGCAGGTAACTGAGATACCCACATATTAGGATCAGTTCCAGAAACAACGGCGGGAAGGAAAACATCCTTCACCACCAAGTCTCTTAGATCATCAATCCTCTTTTGTGAAACCTCAAAGCCCATCCGCTTCTGATTACTTACGCCATACCTCTGTTTTAAGAACAAGATTTGGGCCTCGTTCAACATCCAATCCACTTCAGGTATCTGAAAGTTTGGAAAATCTGAACTATCAACCTTATTTAGCTTGATCTTAAAATCCCAGTGCATGTCTTGTATAGTCATTAGCCTCTAGCTTCTAAATCATCTTTTAACTTTAACAAAAGTTCTTGATTTTTCGGATTCAGTAAATTATAGACAGCATCGTCATAGTCAAATCCAACCTGTTGGTCGTTATACAAAACTGCTGTTCCTTTCCTTCTGAATATCCCTTTGTTCTCTAAATCGAAAAATAGAGCCCTAGTCTTCAATTCGGCAGGCTTCATTGTAGCTTGCTTAATGAATTTATTAGGATCTTCTTCAAGAATCTCATATAGTTTTGTATAAGCAAACTTCTCAGAAACATTGGACGCTCCTTTTCCGAATACTTTCAGCAAATCTACTTTCTTCTCTGGACTGAGTTCACTAAAGACTTCCACAGCACGAGCTTTTAACTCAATTTTTGTTGCTTCTCTCTCTAGTTCCTCAACCTCATCGTGTATCACGTAACGAGCTGAAGGCCAAAGACCTTGATCCAATTCCTTTACAGAGTTGGCTATGAACTTACTCGCTTTCATAAACTTTACTTGTAATTCCTCAAGAGGAATAGTAGTATTAAACACAGTAGTTTTATCTTCTAAAACAAGTTTGAAGTTCTGCCAGTACTCATTAGAAGTGTGATTCTTTAGATCATGTCCTATGACACCACCTAATCGTTTCACATCTTCTTCGCTAAGTCCTGTATCAAACCCTCCCTTATTCTGACTATAAATAGCCTGATAAACATCATGCGTACCTTGAAATTTGGCTCGACCCATTTTATGCAGGCCGTGCCATCTCTCTTTTATGATTGGTTTTACGTAAATTAAATGTCCTTCTTTTTCCACTTTAAAAAGTTTTAATTAATAAATTAAGGATTAGTACCCAATATTAATTCACCGCAACGAGTTACGTCATCAATTTGGATTCCGCACTGATCGTGAACTATCATTGTATAACTATCCTTGGAATTACTCATCAATCCTCCTTTATTAGATCCGTAAGGTGTTTGAAGACCTGAAACGTAACCTAATTTATATCCAGCTTTCTTATGAACATACTTAATATTACCTAAGCTTCCTGGACCGCCGAAATCTAAAAAGGTAAACCTCATAGACTCAACAGGAACCTGAAGATTTGGATCCATTAAGTGGTTGATCTCTCTGTCATCATACACAGGATTGTGTCGAAGCGTTAGAGTGATACCATTAGGTCCATTGTACTTTACGTACTGGCCACCGAATGCCAAGTTATTGGCTGAAGGTCCAGTTGCACTCTGAATGAACTTAGTATCAACAACTAAGAAAGGTGAAGAAGCATTAACCATTGCTTGGTGAAATGCTAACATTCCATACTCTCCAGTATAAGCAACAATATTCCTATTCTTCATATCAACTCTTCCGAAGAAGATGTCAAGTAGATATTCTCGGATCAATTTCTCAGTAAGAGTATTATATACATGTACGTGAGAATCTTCCAACAATTCTTGTACACCAGGACCAGTCCTAACGGGACGGCCATTGGCTCCAGGAAGAGTGTTATTCATTCTACCATACCATAATCCTCTTTCGATTTCTTTATGCCATTGGATCCAGTATTCACCTTCAGCATATTTCAACCATTTAAAATCCTTATATACTTTACCATTTGCATCCATTAAGGCTACAACTAAGGCTTGATTAGCAGCATCTCCTGTAACTGAATACTCCTTTCTATAAGTAGAAAGTTGTGAAGCCAGTTTCATTGGCAATGCATAGCTAGTAGAACCTGATTGGTCACCACCTTCTTCATAGACAGAATAAAACTTACTCCATTGAACTCCAATTCCAGCGAACTGTGCTCCTAATGTAGCTGTTTGATCATCTGTTAATAGACGTACTGTATAAGTATAACCGTTACCATCTGCAATAGGAGAAGTTTGTACTCTAACTAGAGTTCTTTTGTCTCCTGGAGAAATAACGTCACCTGGTTTGAACCAATCTTCATCCAATTTAATGGTAATCTCGGTACCAGCTAAACCATCACCTACAGGTGCAGCTAACTGAATTAAAGGTCTTGAAGACCCTCCCATTAATTCCCACTCCCAATCGAATGACTCGATTTCTGAAGTTCTTCCCATGCCTTTGGTCATAGCTGTTAACGGATTGTCAGCCACCCTAGACGCAGTAAAGATCCTTGTTAGGACTTTATCGAACTTATGAGGTTCTGCTAAAAAAGCAGCTCCTAGGTGATTGCTTTCCGTAAAGTTAGCATGCCAAGGTCTTGTTAAGACTGCTAATTTACTTTGTGCTCTCATAATAAAATTGTTTAAATTAAAAAATTGTTAAAAAATCAAATATCCCATTCTGCGGCGGTTCTACCCGTCGTACCAGGTCTTTTATTACCACCAACTTTCGCTATGGTATCAGTCATGTCCTTCTTATTCTGAAGTGTTTGTCTAAGTTTAGAAGTATAATCTGTTTTAGATTGCTTCTTAACTCCCTCCAGATCGTAGTTGGTCATGCGTAAATAAGCTTTTAAAATAAAGTCTTCTACATTTTGAGAAGCATTCATTTCATCAGCTTGAAATTGAGAAACATACTGAGCACCATTTGCACCATCTATTTTTACATTGGCATTGGTCATGTAGCTTAACAATTCTTTTTTACGTTTCCTGGACAAAGGAAATCCTTTTATAGTTTCAGAACCACTTATTGTTTCTGTGATTTGACCTAAAACTTCCTTCCTTTGTTGCTCCCTCGCTTGAGAGTCTCTTTGGGTTTTATCCGCTAATGCTCTTTTTTGATCTTCGTGATAATTTTCTAATCTAGCTTTAGCTTTAGTAGCTTGCTTCTCCAGCTTTCCTAAATCCTCATAGTCATTCAGTGTTTCTTCTACTTCTTCTACACTGTCTCCTCTAAGTCTTAAGAACTCCTTTAAAACTGCTCTCTGATTTTGGAAGTTATCTCCGCTAATATCCAATGAACTAATATCTGGAGTATCATATGCGTTAACAAAATCCGTAATATTTCCGCCATTCATTATATGACGAAGTAAATCCTTACCCTCTGTGGGTAAGCCCTTTTGGAAAAGATCAATCTCTTCCTTTATCCGTTGCTCAATGGTTCCATCTACTGCATCTACTAATCCTTGTTCAGAAGATTCAAAATCTTCTTCATTCAGATCTATTACCCCTTTCTCGGCTAACATTTTTGCAAAGACAGAAAATTCATTCTCACCACTGGCATCGGGTGTTTTTGTATCTTGTGCTATTATTTCATCTATCCCTTCTTTCTCATTAGATTCCGATATCTCTTTTTTCATCCCCTCACTTCCAGTACGAACATTTTCAGGTTCTACTTCTTCATCTAATTCTTTCTTAGACTTTTCCTTCCAGTCCTTTTTCCTTTTTTCTTTCTCTATAACTTCGGGCTCCTCTAGATCTAAATCTAAAGCAGTCTCGCCTAAAGGTTCTTCTTTGGTATCTGGTTGGGGTAAGTCTAATCCTTTAAGAACAGGATCATTATCGCCTTCTTTATTTAAGTCAAAGGCTTCTTCAAAACTAGGTTCGTCGATATCCCATAAGGTATCGAGTTCCTTTTGATCGGTTTTTTCTCCTACATTTTTAACTTCACTCATAGTACTATATTTACAAATTTATATTAATTAACTAATAATTCATAACAAACTCTGTTATGAAAACAAAATACATCTACTTATCTATAGCGAAATATAGATTACTATCTAACCCATTGTCTATCTCTATAGTTTGTTCCTGGTTCTTTCCATTCATTGCTTAAAAAGTACCCAGGTACGTCATAATTCTTTATCTCCCTAGAGAGTTCTGCCTCATCTATTCCCCATCCTTTCCTCCATAAAGTAAATCCTTTTACTTGTTCTTTATCTAACTCTGTTAAGGGAGCTTTCTCTTTTACAGGAGCAGCTATTTCTTCGGTTTGTTCTTCTATCATATTAGGAGTAGCTATTGTTTCTTGTTCTTCTATAATAGCTTCTCCCCCTTCTGCGTATATTCTAGGAGGTGTGGGCATTTCCTGTCTAGTGCTAAAAGGTTTTTCCGTATTATAGGGTATAAAAGAACTTGTTTCCTTCTCTTTAAACCTTTTCATTATTGCCAATATCTCTTTTTCTGTTAAAGCTTTAGGAGAATTCTTATATCCTTCCCTAAATTTTTCTAAATAGGTTCCTAAAGTCATATTTTTTCCTCCAGGAACTTGTTTAAGTAACTGTTTTGCACTTAATTCTCCTGTTCTTACCTGTTTCAAGTAGTTTCTTAGATTACCATGCCCTGCAAAATGCTCTAAAGCCATTATATCTGCATATGTCCAATTTGAAGGAAGTATCCCCGTCTTAGTCCAATCTTTTCCTTTAGCTACTCCTGAAGTTAAATTTGTTCCTCCAGGACCATATTGTTTTATTATAGATTCTGCCATAAAGGGATATCTTTTATTCTTTCCTTTTGTAAGTTTATAGTCCATAAGCTTTTCTTGCCACTCTTTATTACCTACAAAATCACTAAAATCTCCCTTATATCCCATATCTTTTAGTGTTTTATTAACCCCTTTCTTCTCATTTACGCCATATATGAACTGATATGGCCCTACAGCAGTAGATCTATACTTTCCAGTAAGCAATCCTAAAGGATTTCCCGCTCCTCTGGGTCTTAAACTATAATCCAATCCTTCATCTCCTGCTTCTGGAGCTACTATTCCTGCTCTAAACTTCCTTGTATCGAATTCTCTGTCTTCTACATTAAAAATTTGTTCTTCTGTCTCTTTTACCTCTTTAACATCTCCTCCTTCTTCGTATTCATTAGGTTTTGCTTCTTCCCCTCCCATAACTTCAGTCGCACCTAGAGTTACTCCTGCTCCTCCTAACATTTTATTAAACATTTTTACAAAAGCATCAGTATTTGGAGATTGCCCTGGACTTTCTGCACCTTTTGCAAATACTCTTACCTTAGATCCTGGATCATTTCGTAGTATATTTGCTCCATCTTCTATTTGATTACTTACCATATTTAGGAAATCCGTTTTTATACCTCCTCCTTTAGTAGGATTTTTTCCACCAGCAATTGGAGCGTCTAGATTTTTTAACCATTCAAAATATCTATCATAGAATTGTGCTGAAGTTAATTTTTCTCCTCCCTTCTTTATTCCCATTGCCCTTCGTAATTCATTCAATCTTGCCATAAGTTCTGTAGGATCATTAAAATAACGTAATCCATGTTTTTGATCAAATACTTTTTGCATATCTGTAGTCACATCTTCAAGAAATTTCTCAGATTTTAGTATAAATTCGTGTCTTGCTTTTATAGATTCTGGCCTATCTCCTCTAAAGTCTCCCTTATATCTTTTTTTAGCATTTTGAGGTCTTAACTCAGTAAGCTGTTTATATCTTTTTGCTATAAGCTTTTGTACTTTAGCATGATATTCTCCTCCTTCTATAGCATTTTTTGTAGGATTGTTTTCTACCACCCATCTAAATCTATCCCAGGTCTGTCTTAAAATTCCTTCTTTACCTGTTTTTGAAGTTCCTATTAATTCCTGTATTAGAGGTAGACTTTCCTTTTCTGTATAGATCGCATCTCTTGCAGCCATATTAAGAGCTCTACCTTCTTTTCCTGAAGCTACCTTTCCCAAATTATCTTTAATAAATTTTCCCAGATCTAATTTACTTGAGGTCATATCCTGAATATATTTACTCCACGCCTTAGTAATATCCATAGTTTCTCCCATAGTTCTTACATATTCACTGGTTTGACCAAAGCCTGACACTAAATCATTATACATGGCAGCAGTTATTTTTCTATTTCCCGAAGTAAACAAATGTGTTGCTTCATGAACTGTTGTGCTGCTTATATCATCAAACTTCATATATTTTTGTACTAAAGTTCTTTCTTGATGTCCTAACATATTAAACCATTCCGCTACTTTACCTTCTCTTCCTGAAAACCATCTTTGTATTCCTTTAACGCCTCCTTCTCCTTGCATTCCTGAAACATTTCCTGTTATTAGATCATATAATCTATCTGCTTTTGATTCAAAAGTTGTAGCTAATTTTCCCCCACCCGACTCTCCTGTTACAACAGTTCTACCCAATTTTAGCAATTTGTTCATATCCCGCATTATAAAATCTGAAATCTGTGCTTTATACTCCGCATCACTCAGCCCATACTTTGAAGGAGTCCCTGAACTAAACATGTTTTTTTGCATTCCTTGAAATTGAGAAGATCCTTCTTTTACTCCTTTTGACTGCTGTAGCATAGTCTCATAAGCTTCTGGAGTTAAAGTTTCTCCTGCTCTTGTTCTTACCATATAGTCATGAAGTCTTTTTTCAAATCCAGGAGATTTAATCCAACTTTGAATCCAGTCATTACCTTCTTTTAAGGCAGCTCTAGCCTTTTTTTGATATGCAGGATTAAGTCTTTTTGCTATATTTGTAGGGTCTACTACATCTAAAACATTATCTACTAATTCTGCCAGTCTATTCATATGCACACTCTTAAACATATCATTTACTATACGAGTTGTAGTATAATCTTTCATGGTAGTTGGTAAAAGAGTTTCCCCTATAGTCTCAAATCTATTTACTAGTCCCTGCGTATTTAACCCATAATCAGCTCTTAATTTATTTACATCTTGAAGTAGTTCTGCTTGTTTATTTACCGCATATTGCCAATTCGTAATAGGTTTTCCATCTACTAAAACACGTTGACCATTTATTGTACCTGTTCCTAACTTTACATCGAATTTTCCATAATGATAAACCCCAAATTTATCATATAATCCTTCTATATAAGGTCTTTTAGCTTGAGGAAGTTTGACATTCTTTATAGCCTGTCCTGTTCTTTTTGCAATATTTGCTCCTTTAGAAACTACATTAGCTACTCCTTTAACTCCTCCTGAAAGAATTCCTGTACCCGCATACATAACGGGATCCAATCCCATTTTCAATAGCATATCAGCTTCCTTATCTCTAGATATTATTCCTTCTACACCTGCAGCTCCCTCTAGGGCAGAAATATTAGGATCTATTGCTCCCGTTATTGCTCCTATAGGTGTTGTTAATATATTAAGTGCTGCTGCTGGTGTTTGTTTATACCAAGGTTGTCCTGTAGCGGACCATCCAGTATCCCATTTATTTGTACCATAATGACCAGCATTCATATTCCTTTTACTAAGATATTTTTGCTCATTGGGAGAAAAAGACCCCATCCATTCTGTCATTTCTCTATCTCCCCTAGGATTTCTTTTAAACATCTCATCTATAACATAATCATCTCTATCTGTTTTCCAATCATTTATTGCATGCCACTGATCACGACCTCCCATCTTATAATAAGCTTCATTGTCGAAAGGATTATCTTTTTGAAATTGTTTTTTATCTCTCCAAGTATCAGTTCCTTTAGCAGTTATAGTGAAAGCTTCTGATTCAGGCATATAGGCATGATATATAGAAGGAACTTTCTTTCCCTCTTTATCATAAGACCAAGAACGCTCTGGATCAAATCTATGTTCATTTATATAACCGTTTTCTCCCACCATTCTTTTCTGAAGATCTTCGGGAGTTTCTTTAACGGGACCTCCTTCAGGGTATTTGTTTGTTCTAGTAATCTTATTATATAAATTTTTTAATTTACGTGGATGAGGTCCTGTTCCAGGTGTATCCATTATCTTAATAAAGTCTTTATATACAGGTTCATGAACTAAATCATATTGTTGAGATTCATGTTCATAAAATTCTCTTCCCTTACCTTTTGTGTCCTTTCCCTCCAGATGTCCCCATCTAGAATCCTTAGCTGCTTGGCTCATATTTTTTTCCGAAATATGAGATACATCTGTCTTTAGGCGTGATTCAAAATTTCTTTTATCCGAAGGATTATGTTTTTTAAAAAAGTTTGTTAGTGTATTTTTTTCATGTTGAGCTAACCGTAATTGTCCTCCATGTTGACCTTCTAATCCTCTTAATCCTAATCCTGATTTTGTAGTTACCCCAGCAGCATTAGATGCTTCAAATGATATAGGGGCATTATGTGTTAAGACGAAAGGTTTTCCTACCTTATTCATTAGAGATGCTTGTAGATATGTACTATAAGCACTCATACCTGCATCATCTAGCTTATCTGTTAATTTATTTACATCAAAAGTCTTGTGATAGGCTTTTTGCCCAAGACCATACCCTTGAGTATAATCATCAGGCATAAACTTCCATACATCTCTACTTGTCATCTCATATTGTCCTGTTTCTGCATTGAATTTAGCATATTTCATATGACCTGCTATATCATCAACTCCTGCTGGATTCTCATATGATACATAGTCAAGATCTTTTGTAGGATGTTTAGTTTTATTTTTAGCTATATGTTTTAAATATGACTTAAGTGCTTTTAGTCCTGATTCACCTCGAAGAGCTGGGTTTTGTCTGTAATGCCAATCTGGATTCTTATCAACTCCTAGAGATTTAAGTCTCTGACCTATTTCATTCTCCAACTCTTGAAAATCATATTTTCCTTGTGGTCCGTCTTTACTTCCTTTTCCTACCATTGTTATTTTTCCATCGTCCTTTGTCGTTACTTTTGCTCTTTGTCCCAATCCAGAATCATCTAATTTAAATTGTTTTAGCTTACCGTGAACTTTTTCAATATCATCTAAACCTCTTACTGCTAAATTATTAGGTTCTAATCCAGAATTCTTACCATATATATATTGGTGCATTAAACTTTTATTTGGAGCATCTGTTCCTGTATAATTTACTTCAAACTTTTCTCTCCCCTGCAATTCTCTTCCCTTCGTCTTATTAAACCAATTACTAGGATATAATTTATCTGCTTTTATTGCATCGCCTACCTCACTCATACTTCTACTTGGTCCTGAACTCCTTGAACCTACTCTATGTGCCACTCTTTGTATAAACTCTTTTACCCCTGGAGTTTTCATTCCTACACCCATTCCTACATCCATACCTTTTAAAGCTACATTCTTAAGCCAATTACTTAATGGAGAATTAGATTGGAGATGGGCATACGCTTCGCCCAGAGTTTTGCCAGTAATCTTTGTATTTCCTATAGCTTTAGGGAATTGTTGTAGTAAAGGACTTTGTGAATAATAATTTTTTGCCATTGGTATTCCTGTAGGAGCCATCATAAGAGCATCCATTCCTATTGCTCCTGCACCTTTCCAAGAAGGATCTTTTGCAAAATTATATGTATCAGGTCCCAAATGCATGGCACCTTGTCCAAAAAATATAGGCCATGAAGCAGGATTAAATCCAGCAGCTGCACCAAAAAGAGGAAAATCATTTATTTTTCCATGCATAGCTTGATTAAATCCTTTACCTGCATAAGCTTTCATCTCTTCTGATGTCATATCTACAGGAGTTCCATCTGTATGATATTTTCGGGGTCCTTTAACTTTATAATCTGCAGCTCCCATTTTCTTATCTTTCTCAGATATATGTTCAGAGATAGGAGTATCTAATAATTCTAATGCCCCTGTTTCAGGATTATAAGAATGTCTTCCTTCCATCAACATTTTATTGATATAATCATCTTTTCTTATATTACCAGTAAAGGTTGTTCTGTTTCCAGTATAACCTATGTTTTTAGGATTTGAATGAGTACTATGTGGATGAACATGTCCTCCTTCATCAAATCTCTTAGTATATCTTATATTGGGTTTGAGTTTAGTTTTTCCTGATAGCAATTCTTTTTCAACTCCCAGACCCAAATTAAAGTCTCCAAATTGTTTATTTAAGTTTCCTCCTACAAAACCTGTATAGTAAGGATTCTTCTTTATTGGTATACTTCCATATAAAGCTGCTCCTATATCTAAAGGAAGGTTTCTTGCATACCTCATTGAATGAGCTTTTTCCATAGGATTTGTTCTTACCTCAAATTGATTATTAGGATTGAATAATACATCCCTAAGACTATTTGATATCTTATCCTTTAGTTTGGTATTCTTTCTATACTTATAGTATTTAGATAAATCTTTAAGACCTAACTTTTGTACCTCATCCCCATCTTCATATCTATCATTAGCTGAAGTAGGTAAAGTTGAAAAATCTGTTTTAGAAGCCCAATCTTCTGCCCACGGTTGTCCTGTGGCAAAGGCCCATCTAGCTTGTTTTTTAGAGGTAAAAGGCATTATTTTTTATCTTTAGAGGTTTTTGAATTCCTATCTTTATCTTTAGCTCTTTCCTGACTTTTTATTTTTTCTTTTTCTATCTTTTCTTTAGACTTTATCTCTTCCTTTTTCACATTAACCTTATCTCTTTCGATATCTAACTTGGCATCAGTACGTTGAGCTTCATCTTTTAGTCTGGCTATCTCCAACTGATCTGGTATCCTATTGTTATTAATATCCTGATCCATCTGGTTTCTGAAGGAATTTATCTCAGCTACAGCGACCTTAGTCTTATTATCTTCATCAACTTTATATTTATCCATCTCGATTTCCATTCTCTTAGTCTCTTCTTGCTGTGCAGCTATTTCTTTTTGAGATTCAAGCTGTTGTTGCTGCTGTTGTTGTACTTGTTGTTGCTTCTTAGCCTCAGATTTTTCTAATATAGTCTTAAGTTCTGCCGTGGAATTAGTAGAGAACATCTTAATAACATCTGATAGCTCCGCCGTTTGGTTTTGAAGAGCCGCATGTGCCAGTTGTCTAAGAGTCATAAACAATTCCTGGTCTTTACTAGAATTAGAAACGAATATACCATAGCTAGAATTAACGAAAGCATCTGAATCTACACTTAACATCTCTATACTCATATCATCTAATATATATTGTATCTTCTTTGTCTTTCCTATACCCCATGTTACCTTGGCAACATCTAACATTGATTCCAGGACCGCTCCCTTTACAGCATTATGAGCATAGAACCATTCTTCAGTAATATGACTGGACTGGACAACAGCTTGCTGAGTATTTCCTAC